TGGGTAGCCGAAAACGATAGCGCACGCTTTGGATTCTTGGAATTCACCGGCAGCGGATTATCAGAGCTCACAAAAGCGCTCGAAGAAAAAGAAAAACAAATGGCTGCACTTGGCGCACGTTTGCTTTTTGCGGAGAGCAGAGATGCCGAGGCATTCGAGACGGTGCAGCTGCGTGCGAGCGCAGACACTGCAAGTTTGAGCCGTATGGCAAGCGCCATTAGTGCGTCAATGAGTAAAGCCATGCAGATAGCGGTCTGGTGGCAAGACAAAACCCAAGCCAGATCACCAAAAGACTATGCAGATGATAACTACATGGTTGTATCGCAGGACTTCGTGAGCGCCGGCATGGCTTCGGATCAGCTGACAGGGCTCGTTTCTGCTTTGCAGATGGGCGCAATCAGCTACCCGACATTCTTCTACAACTTGCAAAAAGGCGAAATCTACCCGGAAGGGATCACGCTTGATGAAGAGAAGAGAGATCTGGAACAGCAAGTGCCGATGCCAACCCCAGCACCCGAGGCGATGCCTCAAGAGCCAAAGGAAGAGGCAGAGCCAGAGCCAGAGGAAGAGGTAGCCGTAGAGGAAGCCTAAAACCGATGGGAAATGGCATCAGCTAACGAATATTTAGAAGACTGGTCGAATACAAACTCGATCAACATCCTGCGCGTGGAAGCAGGCGTGCGATTGGAGGCGATCTCAGAACTTGAGAAGCTGGAGAAAGATATCGTAAAAAAGATCACTACAGCAAGCCCGAGCAAGGCAAAGGATTTAAACAACTTGCTCAGCCAAACAAAGGAATCGATCAAGCAGAGCTATAACGTGATTTCTGAGAATCACGGGAAGAGCCTAGAATCCATTGCTAAAACGCAGATCAAGGGCACGAAGACAGCCCTAAACGATGCAATAGGTGTTCCTTTATTCCGCAGGCAAGTGACGGAGAACCAAGTGAATGCTGTGATGAAGCGCAGCAACCTCCAAGGGCACAGCAGCAACAAATGGTGGAAAGAGCAGGAAAAAAACCTATCATTCAAGTTTGAAGGGCAGATGAGGCAGGGATACCTAGCCGGCGAAGATGTAGGCGATCTGGCCAAGCGAGTGCGGGGCACGAAAGCAAACAACTACAAAGACGGGATCATGAATGTCACCAAATCCCAAGCGGAAACATTGGTGAGAAGCTCAGTCCAGACGGTGAGCAACGAAGCGAGGCTCTCAACCATTGAAGAAAACGATGATATAGCAAAAGGTGTGCGATGGTTATCAACGCTGGACGGGCGAACCACAGACATCTGCAAATCGCTGGATGGACTGCGTTGGGATTTGCCGGATTACAAGCCAAACGGGCACGATAAAGAATTCCCCGGGCCGACAGCACACTGGGGATGCCGATCGACTCAAGTGCCGGTGTTGCCAGACATAAACGAGCTACTCAACAAGCCAATTAAAGCATTGGACAACCAAGAGCTACAAGCCGGCGTAGACGCAAAGCTCAAAGCAATGGGGATGAGCGCAGAGCAAAGGGCGGGAGCGCTCGTGCGTGCCCGTGCGAGCATGGACGGGCAAGTCCCGGACACGATGACCTACAATGAATGGCTCAAGAAAAAACCCGAGCAATTCCAAAACAAAGTGCTTGGAGTCCAGAGGGCTCAGCTTTTCAGAGACGGAAACTTGCAGCTGCGAGATCTGACCAATCAAGACAACCGACCGCTTACCGTAGAACAGCTAAATCAAGCGATAGACAGCCCCGGGGAAGAGATTGCAGTAGAGACTGAGGGCAACCAGCTATCCAAAGCCGCGGCCATAGCCACATTAGAAGCGCTCCCTGCCGACACGCTGACCGGCAGCAAGAAAATACAGGGAACAATCGGAAAAGCCAGCGATCAAGACCTCGCAAAGCTAAAAGAGATATTCCAAGACGAATGGGATGGAGGGGACACCACGACCATTCGACTCGATGATCTGCTTCTGACTCAATCGGGAGTTTCGCTCGAAGAGCAATACGGGCAAATGGGGATGAAGAATCTGATCGAGAATTTCGATGAGAGCAAAATCGGGAGCGTGGCAGCCGTCAGAATGCCGGACGGAACGATTCACCTAATCAACGGACACCACCGATGGGCAGCGAAAAAACTCTTGGGATACGAAGATATCGAAGTAAAGCTCGTAAACGCAGAAAGCCAGCCGTTGATACCAAAGACAGCAGCAGAGCAAGCGATTATCGATAAAGGGATCGAAGGATACACAGCACTGGTAAAGAAAAACTCATGGGAAGATCTAGCTGACACCCCCGCAGAGCTCAAGGCAGAATGGGAATCCTTTGACGAGGTGGGATACGACTTAGACACGATTGATCCCGGGGTAAGGGAGCAACTGCTTGCAACCGCAAAACAAAGGGGACTGCCAGCACAATTTGTAGCCGATCAACACTGGCAATACATAAAGCAGGTATCACAGCAGGATGTGGGAGTGAGAATATCCGAAGATGCGCTCATTGACTTGATCAACGGTGGCAAACTCAAGACAGCGCACGAAACCAAAACAAGCAGCATCCAAAACGGATACTCTAAGTTTTACATGAAAGCACGGATAGAGGCAGAGGCTGCTCTATTTGATGGCAAGCAACCGGTCTACGGATATACGATCAATGCCAACACACAAGGCTCGCTTATAGCAGAATACTCACCGATCGAGATAGTTCTATATAAAAACAAAATCCCGGGTTCAACCTTTACGATTGGAGACTCCATCGATGACAACCACAGCATTGGAAACAAGGTAAAGCCAGCAAGCATAAACAGCCCGAGCCTAGATGCCTATCACAATAACGGATACGTAAAAAAAGAACAATTTGAGCTGAGCTATTACAACGAAGTCCAGATTTTCGATAAGGTCGACATTGACTCAGTGCAGCGGATTGTTCTACACGAGAAAATGCCAGATTTTGAGATGATGCTTAAGGCACAAGGCATCGATTACGATAGAGCATATGAGCCGGGGTTTGCCTTTTCCACGCCAACCCAAGCAGCTGTAAGCCAGCCGTTGACGATTAAGCAGAAGCTGGGCGATCTGACAACTAAGAACATAGCCGTAAAGCAAGGTGACGAATATTTATCAGTCAAAGGGGTAGAAATCGACTCGCTGGCAAAGCTCAAAACACCGCCGGTCAATGAATACCTACAATACCAAGTAGCGCTGGACAACTTAGCAAAAACAAATGTCAACATATCCGAGCAGACGGTTGGCATTGACGGATTCAAGCTATCGCAAGACGCAGTCGATCCCGCAGCAGTAGCGAAAATCGCAGATAGCGGAGACTTCAAAAAGCCGATAACAGCGATTCTGGACAAAGACGGAGATCTCATCATCATCGATGGGCACACCCGGTGGACGGCAGCGAAGCTACGAGGCGACACGGAAATCAACGTCAAGGTTCTAAACGCAGAAGGATGGAAAGCAGAAAACGAGATATCAGAAATCATAGGCAACCCCAAAGGGAAGACCCTGCTGGCTAAGTCGATCAAGCAAATCCAGAAAGACCAACCAAAGCTAGCGCCGGGCGATCTACTCGAGCAGGCAAAGGGCATGGCAAAAGAAAAGCAAGCAGCAGCTACCAAAGCCAGCAAGCTCAGCACTGCAAAGAAAAAGATGGTAGAGGGTAAAAAGCTAAGCCCGGCAGAAAAAAAGGTCATGTCTTCCTTAGAGCCACAAGAGCTCGCCAGCTGGAACGCCTCAGTAGTCGAGGCGAAGAAAGCAAAGGAAGCAGAGAAAGTGAAAACCCTCTACCAAGATGACATCCTTAACCAATTGCTTGAGCTAAGCAACGGCACTGAAGCAGACAAGAAAGCATACGAATCACTCAAGCTCACATTAGAGCAAAAGGGAGGTTTGAAGAATTACAATGTTAATGATCTCGAAGACTTCCAACTCACAGTAATAGAACTGCAATCCCTATCAAACTCAAACGAACTCAAAAACTCAATCGCAACCGATGGAGACTCAACTACCCAACTGAAGCAGAAAGCCTTTAAAGATGTGACCGGGATAGACCCAAAGGCGATGACCAAAAGCCAAGTAGAGGACTACCTAAACAATGAGATCGCACCCGAAGATGTCGCTGAGATAAACAAAAAGGTGCAGACAATCGCTGCGGAGAAACAAGCAGCAGCCACCAAAGCATCCAAGCTCAGCACAGCCAAGAAAAAGCTCATCGCAGGCAAGCAGCCAAGCGCAGGAGAGAAAGCCGTAATCGCCAATCTCACATCTGCCGAGATGGACAACTGGATGAAGACAGTCAAGGAAGGGCAGGCAGTAGAGGGCATGGAAACCGAGGGGCTCAAAATCATCCCGGATGCCGTAAAGCTCAATTACGAGCTAGGCATGAAAAAATTGGCAAACCAAGACCTCATATCAGAATCTGAGGAATACGACTGGGCATACGAATTATCAGATAAGCCCGATCAAATGATCGTAAACCCGCTGAAGATAACACCGCCAGACGAAGAGTGGGACATCGGCGAAGAATTCGCATCACAGAAAGATTCTGCGATGGAGCAAGTGCCAAACAGCCTCCAGAAAGTGAAGATCGCAGACCTTGTGACTGCACAAGTCTACGTGGAAATGGACACCGTAGAGGAATATTTAAAGAGCGGAGATCTGGCGAGCTTTGATCCCAAGCAGAAAGGCAAGCCACCGCTCGTGGTAAAACTCAACGGCACATACCAGCTGCATGACGGCAACCACAGAGCAACAGCATTCCTTCTGGGAGGGCAAGAGGAAATCGAAGTGCTGGTATACGATCTAGACGCAATCGCAGGCGAGATCGAGAAAAGCCCCGGTGGTGCGTCGAAGATAATGGCAGCGCCTAAGTTCGTCGCAAAGACTCCAGACAAACGAGCGCCCGATCCAGAGCCAAAACAAGCAACCCGCACTGAAAAACAAAAAGAACTAAACAGGAAAAAAGTCGCTAATCTCAAAACAGTGCCAGATCCAAAGACCCTCAAATTCGTTGAGGACTTGGGCGGATCGACCGGCGCTAAAAAAATGGTCGACAGCAAAGGCAAGCACTGGGTGGTCAAAGAAGGAAACAGCGTGGGACACGTAAAAACCGAGTCAGACTCAGATGACATATACAAGGCGCTAGGCTTCGACACGCCAAAAGGCAAGATCATAGAGACGGATGAGGGCACGTATAAAGTAACGGAATTCATCGAAGGCGGTAAGCTTTACGCACAACTCACCCCAGCGCAGAAGAGGAAAGCCGACAAAAAGCTGCAAGATGGATTCGCAGTGGACGCTATTCTTGGCAACTGGGACGTTATTGGGGCAGGAGGCGACAACGTGATGGTTGATCCAAAAGGCAATGTCTACAGAATCGACAATGGAGGCACGCTGGAATTCAGAGCGCAGGGGGAAGTCAAGACAGAGCAAGAATGGAACGATTACCCTACAGAGATATTCTCTATGAGGGACGCAGCCAAATCACCAAGCGCAGCCGGCGTATACGGCAACATGACCATCGATCAAATAGCCACAACCATCGAAAGGACAGACTTCTCAAGACTGGAAGACCTCGATCTCCCCGAAAGTGTGAAACGCAAACTAATCACAAGGGCAAGCGAGGCAAAAAGGGCGGCAGTCGGTATAAGAGACTTTCAGCGAGGCGGATACGATGATGGATACACAGAAGACGTAGCCAGAACACGTATGGACTTACGTGAATACGGCATACAAGAATCCGTGCCGAAAAAGCTAGTAGTAAGCGGCGATCAATCAGCAAACAGCACCCCGGTAGTGAGAGACGAAAATGGTCGATCATTCGGAGGTTTGAGAGCAGGAGGCGGTGCATTGGGGGCGCGATCCAAACCCAAACTACCATACGACTACTACTCCCCGGCAATTGAGGAAGCGATAAAATCCATATCGCACAAAGCAGGAAATAACATGAAGTTCTCCGAGGGGACAACGCCACAAAAAGCAAAGGAAGCATTGCAATATAAAAGCAATTTGCTCGCCTTGCAAAAAGAGGCGAAAAAAACGGGGGAAACGGAGAAGTATGATATGGCTACGAAATATCTCAAAGATATAGCGTGGATACAAAAACAGCAAGACAACGCTGGAATCCCGGAAACACCATCCGAGTACTTCTCGCCATACATGCCGGATAACCAACCTCAAGCAAAACCAACCGACACGAGATCAATCGTGCAGCGATGGGAAAGCCAGATGGTAGCAGAGAACATCAATATATATCCGATCGAAAAGTGGCTGGACGCACAGTCATCAGACAGCTGGGATGGCGATGCCCAAGCAGCAAAGTATGCATACGGAAAGCATCTGCCAAACCACCAGAAATCACAATATTGGGATGGTAAAGGAGACGCAAGCTACCAAATGGCGAAAGAACAATTTGAAGAAGTCGCAAGGATGGTGGGAGGCGTAGAAAAGGCAGACAGGCTATTCATGAGCTACCACGCAATGGTGCAGGAAACGCTAAGCAGCTTTGAAGAAGTGCCGTGGGTAGACAAAGAGAGACAGGCAGTCCTTCTGATCAGAACATCAAGCGCGGAAGAAATCGCCGGAAGCGGCCACGAAGGCGAAGGCACAGGCGAAAGCTTCAAGCCCAAACGTGGAGTAACAGAGAGTCACTCGATGTATAAGCAGACATTCGTGCGTGGAAGAAACACCACAGTCACAGCCGTGCCATTTTCCCGGATACACGGATTATACATGCTGGAAAGGACAGGCGGAAGCAACAGATCTTCATTCTTGGGAGACGGGGAAGCCGAGGTAGCTGCCAACACAAGTGGGCTACCCACCATCTGGGATAACAAATACAACTTGCCACCTACTGACGAAGCGAGCCAATCAGCAGAGAACTGGGGCGTTCCCATAGATCACCTATAAAAAAATGAAAAAGCAAAGCAGAGAAGAAATGATAGATAAGCTCACCCGGATGAAGCTCGAAGGCGACAAGCTCTATTACGAGTTTGACGGAGAGACAATCCAAGCAACGCACCTCAGAACCACATGCTGGGATCAAGGCGTTTTCTGTTTGGAGATGGACGCACCAACCAAGGGAGAGATCATATCGCAGGATTTGACAAACGAAGCAGCAGAGTGGGTAAGGGCGGTAAACGGGATAAGATACCCGAAAATGGCGGAAATCGCCATTAAATGGAACAATGAAGAGCTAGAAGATGGATGGTATGCGCTTGACTAAAGGGAACGCTGCCGGCTATTATTGGTTAACCTGTAAAAACAGAACAATGAAAACCAACACAACTACAGCCATAAAAACCGCAAGCGGATATATTGATATCGCTCCTACCGATGACCGGCTCACCATCAAACTGATCGCCACGCCAGCTGCGCTAGCAGAGCTCACAGCACAATACCCAGTGTTTTCTGACGAGATGACTTCACTAGGAAACGGCGAATGGGAAATCGAAGCTCAAATCTTTGCAGACGTAGCAAGCCACATAACGCTGCTGATTGCAAACGAGAGCAAATAAGATCTATGAAATACAAACTGATAATTGCAGCCGCAATAGCGATGGCGCTTTCCTCATGCGAGAGCTTAACCTTTGGAGTCGATCAAGACGGCGTAAATGCCAACTACTCCCCGAAGGGAGGGCTAACGGTGACAATCGCCAAATAGGAAAAAGTCTTTTTTTCAACTTTTTTCAGCCTAGGTAACAAAGGGCTCAATACCGGCACAACCCCGGTATTGGGCTCTTTTTGCGTATTTGAGAAATGCCATGTGGTATAATGGTAGCGAACCCGGAAACAACGGGCGAACCAACACAATGAAAAAAGCAAAAGAAAAAAAGAAGACAGTCCTCGTTCGTGATCTCAAGATTGGCGACAAGGTGAAGATCGCACCAGACAGCCCGACCTACAAGGTGAAGAAGATCAGCAGCTACGGGAACAGCTACCACAGCTTGATAATCGAGTTTGACAGGATGCTGCCAGACGGAATGGCTGATTGGCACTTTGATAGTAGCACAGAGCTCACGGTGGCTGAGTAAAAGCGCCAGCTGGCGCTTTAGACAGACAAAAAAACACCCCCTTCGTATCGGAGACGACACGAGGGGGGATTTTTAGGTTGTGCAGAGTGACGGCAACGGATAGAAAAACCCATGCTCAAGTATATTACAACAGACATCGAGTCACTAGACGAGGCACAGCAAGCCCTATACAAAGAAGACGGCAACGGACAATACATCCTGCAAGTCGAGGGCGTAGTTCCAAAAGCGCAAGTTGACGAATTCCGCAAAAACAACCTAAAGCTCAAAAGCCAACTCGAGAAATTCGACGGCATCGATCCAGACAAAGTGCCAGACTTCCTAGAGGCATACGATGGAGTCAGCAGCGGGACATTCGTGGAGAACACGAAGAAAGCAGACATCGACAAGCTCGTCGAAAAGCGGATCACGGAAATGCAAAAACAGCACGAGCACGATCTCAGTGCAGCAACCGAGATGGCAGCAACGATGAAAAACGAACTGCAATCAGTGAAGGTCAACCAAGCTCTCATGACCGCCGGCGCAACTGCTGGATTGAGGAAGGGCGCAGAGGCAGATCTCATGTCCCGGGGAAGGCAGGTATTCTCCGTGGACAACGAAGGAAACCTAGTAGCCAAAGACGAGAATGGCGAAATCCTATACGGTGCAGCCGGACAACCGCTCAGCCCGGCAGAATTCATCAAGGAACTATCAACGCAAGCTGAGCACTTATTCGATCCAAACACCGGAGGCGGTGCAGGCGGTGGGGGAAGATCGGACGGATCGCAAGGTGGACAAAACCCGTGGAAAAAAGAGAACTGGAATCTCACAGAGCAAAATGTTCTCTACAAGAAAGACCAAGCGACCGCAAAAAAAATGGCAGCTTCAGCAGGAGTCACAATCAACGCAAGACCTTAAGAAAATACGCTGTTGCCGCGAAAGGTGACAGTGACGATACGGGCACGGGGGAAAAGCATCCTCCGTGCCTTTTTCTTTTTGACGTTTGTAAGCTATTCATGGTTTAAACATACAAGGTCGTAATCTTGAAGTCCCGGGGGGATGGAGAGACGCATCGGGGATGTGGATGATAGCGCACCTAAAATAACTAAAAACAAAAACACAAATGGCAACGACACAAGTAGCAGACATCATCGTCCCCGAGCTTTTCGAGGGATATGTTGTTGAGCGAACAGCAGAAAAAAGCCGTCTCTTTCAGAGCGGTCTCATTTCAATCGAATCAACCCTCGTAAATAAAATCAGCGAAGGTGGACAAACCGTAAATATTCCTTTCTTCCAAGACTTAGCAGGAGCGGATCAAGTTCTTAGCGATGGAGCATCACTCTCCACGAAGAAGATCACATCAACCAAGGATGTCGGAATCGTGCATCTCCGTGGAGACGCATTCTCCGTGAATGATCTTTCACGCAAGTTGAGCGGCGCAGACCCACTCAACACCATCGTGGATCTTTTCGCAGACTACTGGATGCGCAAGCACCAAACCCTATTGCTTGACACCCTCACCGGCGTGTTCACAGAAGCAACTATGGCAGCAAACTCAACTCTGGACATTTACCACACAAGTGGCGGAGTCGGAACAGCCGGCGTAGACAACGTAATCAGCGGAGACGTAATCATTGATGCCAAGCAGAAACTAGGCGACAGCAAAGATTCGCTCACTGCAATCGTTATGCACTCAGCCGTAGAAGCCAAGCTGCTACAAGACGACTTGATCGACTTCATCAAGCCAAGCGAAGGTGCAATGAACATCAAGGTCTTCCAAGGAATGGAAGTAATTGTTGATGACAACACCACAGTCGAAACCATCGATGGCGACCCAGTATACAGCACCTACCTCTTCGGACGTGGTGCATTCGCATACGCACCGGGATCCGGCGCAGAGGCAGCTGAAGGCGGTGAAGGAACATGGGCAGTCGAACTCAACCGCGATGCTCTCGCAGGAGACACCCACATCATCAACCGCAAGCGCTTTATCCTTCACCCACGAGGCGTGAAATGGAACGGCGCATCAATGGCTGGACTTGCTCCAACTAACCTAGAGACAGCCGATCCTACAAACTGGACTCAAGTATACGAGACTAAGAATGTTCGCATGGTTCGCCTTCGCCACAACTAAAGGCAGAAACCGTCTCATAACCTAATTAGGGGGGGGCTGCGTAAATTATTCGCAGCCCCCCTTTTCAATAACAAAAAAAAACGATGGAAAATAACGAATTGAACAAATCAATTGTGCACGATCCAGCTACGCCAGTGCGTAGGGTGAGGCGACCCCTCAAAGTGAATCGTGAGCTCAAACGCAAAGTCGCTGAGCAGAAGATGGAAGCCAACCGCAGAAGAAAGGCTCTCGATGCTTACAATAAAAGCCTCATCAACGGGCAACCGCAGGAGGCGACTCTCGAAGTAGAGCCGATCGATGAAGAAGCAGCAGCTAAGAACATAGCCAAGCTAAACGCAGAGATTGCCACAGAATCCACAGAGAAGACCGCTAAGAGCTCCAAAACCTACATCGGGACAAAGGACGGCAAAGCATATGCGCAAGAGCGCCACGCCGAAACATTGGCAGCAAAGCTGGATCTTGAATATAGCAGCATTAAGGAAACCGAAGACGGATACGTTTTGCTTGTTGATGAAGACCAAATACCAGAGGGGCACACCCCGGTTGAAGACGTAAAAACCAAATAAAACAAAATCATGACATTCAATATCACAACCAATGGAAGCACCCCGATCGCACTAAGCCCAGCAAGCCACTACATGGTGGTGGTTGAAGGCACATTCTCCGGGGCAACCGTAGCCGTGCAGAGCGCCGGTGGCGTTATTTACCTACCTTGGCGAGAGGGGCAAGCAACTATTGCCACAGCCGATGCTTCTGAATTCAGAGCCGTGAGCGCAACAGGCGAAATCGTTGTTGCAAACGCTGCCGCTGGAACAGATCTCAACGTGCAAGTCACTAAGGTAAATCCAACCTGCTAAAATGCCAAAATCAATAGCAATGCCGATCACCCGGGGAACAACCGGGCCGATCAACACGGGCAAACCAAAACCATAAAGTAAGATGCCAGACTATACCGTTCAACAGCACATCGATAACTTGTTAAGATCGACCGATAATCCAGACGCGAGAAACCAACTAGGGATCGGTACAGCGGCTACAAACGCCACCGAAGACTTTGCAACTTCAGATCAAGGCGATAAAGCCGATGCAGCATTGCAGCCTTCAGACATTGGGGCAACTGTTCAAGCTCAAGATTCCGTATTGGATAATACAACGGCTTCTTTCACTACGGCACAAGAAAGCAAGCTAACAGCAATCACGGGAACAAATACGGGGGATCAAGATTTGTCTGGATTGCAGCCTATTCTGACAGAGGGTGCTTTTGTCGATGGAGACAAGACCAAGCTAGACGGAGTAACGGGAACTAATACAGGTGACCAAGACCTTTCTGGACTGCAAACAACTCTAGCAGAGGGAGCTTTTGTAGATGGAGACAAAACTAAGCTAGACGGAATCACTGGAACTAACACGGGAGATCAAGACTTGTCGG